GCAAATTTGCGCTGAATATATGTTATTGCACCCTGAATGCAAATTAATATCAATGAAAATTGAGCAAATGGGGTAACAGGGGGGTACGGACAAAAAATGCAATATGCTCACATAGGGGGTACGGGCAAAAAATGTAATTTACCCATATAGGGGGTACGGGAAAAAAAACAAATAAAAAATAAAAACATTATGGAAACAAGAATTAATGGAGCTATTGAAACAATTGAACATTATATGTTTATGGTTGTAGATGGCATTGTATTAAGTACACAACAAAAAAATCAGATTAAAGAATTACTTCCATTATTACCTAAAAATTGGCACAAAGAGGCTATTGAGTTACTATCAGCTTAACTGAAGAGAGTTCAATACTCGAAACGTGCTGTAATGGCACGTATTAAGCAAATTACAAGTAATTAACAGGGTATATACCCACAAAAAAATAAACAAAATGAAAACAGAAACCCATTTCGAAACATTAAGCAAATATGTATTTGCACAAAAAATTACAGTAAAAAAAGGTGGATTTTATTATCAGCTTTTCGAATTAAAAGATGATAAAGTTATAAAAATAGGTGGATTAAATGAAGATGGGTTTAATCTTAATATTTTAAATGGAAATAAAAGTTATGTTGTAGCCACGACTGTAAACCTATATAAAGCAATTAGGGGCGAAAATGATAGTATGATAGCATTTAAGAAATAAAGTAGGGACTCAGGCCAGAAACACTACAGGGAGGGGTACGGGCAAAAAATGTAAAACTTAAAAATAAAAAGTTATGAAAGGAACTTATTTAACTCTTTGTACTACAAAGAAAAAAGCATTAAAAGCAAAAAAAGAAATTGAGGAGTATTTCGCCAATATCTCAGAATCAAAAATACTGTTTGGTGCGGACGAGAGAGGAAATGAAGGTTATTATGTTGAGTACACATTAATTTAGTTACACTGACGAGCTGTTATTCAGCGAAACGAGGGTAAAACCTCGTATGTAACAAATAAATTAAAAGTTATGAAATTCAATTTAGAAACAAACGGGCAAACGTTCACAGTAACAACCCGTACAGACAAAAATGCTACTTCAAACTATGATACGCAGTTAACCGTATCAGACAAAAATGGCGTTGTAGCAGGGTGTACAGTCAAAAAAACTACTCCAAAAAATGAGGTACAGGAGGCAGCCAAAAAATGTATTCAAATGTACTTACTAACTAACTATTTTAATTAATACTACAATGAAAGTAAAACTAAATGAATTTGAAAAAGAAACAATCAAAGCGGTTTTAAAACAGTGCTTTGGTATGCAAAGTTGTTTAAGGTCGGAACGCACTCAAAAATCAACCATTGATTCATTGGCAAGCAGAACGTGTTTTAATCGCACGTTCCTACAGGATAACATTGAAGAAATTTGTAATTTATAAGTTATGGAAAAGTGGAATAACCTATTAAAGCACCTCAGCGAACTTGTGAATGATGGTGTGCTATCTGAAAGTACTTACTATCACTATTGTAGTGAGTTTATAAAATTAGTATAATACCCCTACGGGGAAAAAATTTAAGCGATATGAAAAACAATCTATTGTGGTGGTATGAAATCTTTCTCAGGCAGGGTGCATCTATTCGAAGATGGGCGAAGCTTGAAAAAGTGACCGAAGAAGAAATGGAATTTATTGTAACTATGTGTGCCATACTTAAAGCGGGTGTCGGTAGGGTTGGAGACAAAAATCTAATCGAACAGGCACTAAAAAAAACAGGTTGCAGTCAAGCCGATTTAGCCCGTGTTTCTGGTGCTGACAAGTCTGTTATTACAAATGTACTTAAAGGTCGTAGGGGGCTGGGAGCAAAAAATCGGGAACTTATAGCTAAATTTGCAGGTATTGATATAAAACCCGCACAAGTAAACTACAATGATTAATATATTAGAAGCATTTGAGGCTATTTGCCTTATCGTAGTGATAGTAATTGTGCTTGTTAGCACGGCAGTATATAATTCTAAAAATAAATCAAAATGAAAACAGGAGACGAAGTATTTGAACGCTCAACAGGAGCAAAAGGACGGGTTGTATCATTACACGATCAGTCAGTATATGTATTGTTTAGTAACGGCAGACGAGCATTATTAGACAAGTCTGAAATCACATTGACGTTTGAGCAATCAACAGAGAATGTAATCAAGTGGCTATGGGGTACGGGGAAAAAATTACAACGAACAGTTGAGGTTTCTATATTGAAATTCATGGAGCTTCCGCTTTACGCAGTTGTAACTATCAGCACTATTCTCTTATTACTTGGTGCAGGGATAACTTTCTTACTAAGTATGTTTTAAAACATATTTTTTCTATATTTTATACCAAACAATCAAAGTACTTTTGCGATATGGAAATACGAATAAGAAATGAATGGGACATTGTTGATTTAAACAGCAATGTTGAAGAGTGGGAATGCTCAGGAGCTTTTGAAGTTGAAGACATACAAGGCTATGCTATTGAAGGCGATTTCAAGGCTTTTAAGACGATAAGGAGACAAACACGGTACGAATACCCAATAATCATATCAATCGGCACGTTTGACGTGTTTAAATACGATGAGCGGGTTGCTGATTATCCGATAAGTTTATTAGAAGAAGTAAAACAATTAATTAAGGAGGAAGTAAGATGAATTACGAATTGATTGATACTCTTGTAAGGCGAATAAAGTACTATACTGAGCGCATTCAAAATATAGCTTGGTTGCCTTATGGAAGCAGAAAAGACCACGATACTGTAATATACTCAATGTGTATCGAAAGGCTCTCGAAACGGCTTAAAAAGGCTATAAATGAAGCACACGATTAAAATCGGCATAAAATCACTTGGGGTAGTTGAAGTTTTTACGGGAACTGTTCCTGAGTGCTTACAAAGAATAACAGATTTAGAAAACAAGTTAAACCATCCATTGCAACACTACGAAGTCGGCACTAACTGTCGGATATTGGGGGGGGTAATGGGAAAAAAGAAAGAGAAATGAGTAACTTACCAGCAATTAAAGAAATTTACGAACAAAGTGTTGTAGCTAAAAAAGACGAAATAAGGGTCTTAACAGCACTTTTAAATGAGCCACCAATGTCTGAATGGGTTGTTGAACACCCTTATATTAAACAGGAAATAACCGTTAATGGGCAGAAACAAAAAGTGCCTTACAAGTACATTCCTATTGGCACTGTTGAGTATCTATTGAGGTCAATTTTTGGTCAATACAAAATTGAGGTAACTGGGCAGGGTACAGCATTCAATGGCGTTTGGGTTACTGTGCGTGTTCATTACTTAGACCCTATCACACAAACATGGTTGTATCACGATGGTATCGGGGCTTCTCAACTCCAAACAAAAAGTGGTTCAAGCCCTGCTGAATTACAAAACATAAACAATGGAGCTATTACAATGGCTTTCCCAAATGCGAAGTCAATTGCAATAAAAGACGCTTGCGACCATTTCGGGCGGTTGTTTGGTGCTGACTTAAATAGAAAAGATTATGTTGAATATGAAACTCTTGATTCTGTATCAGCTTCAATTCCGTTTGACGAAAATAACCCTAAATGGGCAAAAGCTGTTGAAGCTATTGCGAAAGGTCAGGTTACAATTGAGAATGCAAAAAAGAAATATCCAAACATCAATTCAGAATCAGAACCAAAACTGATTTTAGCAGTTGAAAAATATAAAAAAGACAATGGAATTATTTAAAGAAGAATTTAAGTGCCGTGCAAGTGGCGCAGGGTCGTTAATGACTGACCCGAAAAAAAAGACTGACACTCTAAGTAAAACCACAATCACTTTTTTAAATGATTGGATGAAAGAGCAAATTTACGGTTACCGTAAAAACATTTCAACTAAACAAATTGAAAAGGGGATTGAATACGAAGATGCAGCCATTGAAGCTGTAATTGACTGGTGTGATTTGCCTTTTGTTGTAAAGAATGAAAAAAGATTTTCAGATGATTTTTTTACAGGCGAACCAGATTTGCTAACAGAGGATACTGTTATTGATATAAAAAACAGTTGGGATTTCAGCACTTTTCCACTATTTGAAAACGAAATACCTACAGATGGATATGAGTATCAGGTTCAGGTGTATATGCACTTAACAGGCAGAAATAGAGCAAGCGTTATTTATGTTTTGCTTACAACCCCTGAAACTTACAACACAACTGAAATGACTTACGACCACGTTGAAACAAAATACAGATATAAGAAGTTTGATTTTGTTTACGACCCAAAAATTATTGAAGATTTAAAGCAAAGAGTTATTAATTGTCGAACATATATAAAACAAAAAGAAAATGAACTACTCTCTAAAAATTGACGTAAAAAAATTAAATAAGGCATTCGTCATGCCTATTCAAGGTAAAACAGCAACAGTTGAATGTGTCTGTATTCCTACTTCCGAATTTTACAAAGGCAAAAACGGTGAACTATACTCAAACATGGAGATAGTTGAGCGAAAAAACGGAGCAGGACAATACGGAGATACGCATTTTGCCAAACAACAGCTTGAAAAAGCAAGCTATCAGGCGTTGACAGAAGAACAACGAAAAAGCATACCTATTTTAGGGAGCTTTCAGCCATCTAAGTTCGGGAATGTAGAAACAGTAGTTGCAGAAGAAGTGAAAGCAACACAGCCTGCTCAGGCAAATCCGCAGCCATCATTTGATGACGTTCCTTTCTAAAATCAATCACTAACAAAAGCGACCTGTGAAATATCGGGTCGCTAAAATAAAACAAAATGAATAAAAATGAATCAGAATTTGTATTAATGTGTGCTGTTGATTATGTTATTCACAGGCACACATACGCACCAAAAATGTTGACTGAAATTATTATTAAACAGTGGGATGAGATTTCGGATGAAACAAAAAGGTACATTAAAAAAGCCATAATGCGTAATTATAGTGACTGCGATACTTCATGGCATAATATTTTAAAACTATAACACAATGAGCAACGAAATGAATAAAGTATTAGCCTTAGACAATTGGGCTATGGAGGGCAGCTATATTAAGCAATCTCAGCAGAAAGCAAGAGATTTATTAGAAACGATTGACAATAAGCATAAGAAGCTTGTATGGGCTAAAGATTATTTCTATCGTGAACAGTCATACATGGAAAAAGGCGAACTAAAAATCTTTACAATAGCATTGCCTGATCTTCACAATATCGGGATTGAGGTTGACAAGACCTTAAAAAAAGATTACATTATTAACCGCTTTATTCGGCATTGTCCTGATTTAGCGAAATACAAATTGAAATGATGACAATAAGAGAATTAAACGAAGCACTTAAAAGGTGCAAAACGCTAAAAGAAAAATCCGATTTAATCTTTAAAAACAGCATGAAAAATGAAAAAAAATGATTTAAAATCTATTTTGAATAAAATTTCATGCAATGGTATGCGTGAAATGACAGAGGCACGAATACTTCAAGCTATGCGTGAATCATGCGACAAAACGATTGACAGGCTTAGGACGTGCATTGTTGGGGAAATCCGCAGACGTGATGTGTTTTGGAAACAATTACGACAGCGTGACGAAGAAATAATTAAATTAAAAGCTGAAAACGCTAAACTTTTATCTAAACTTCGTAAATTTGCCGAACAGGATAAACTCGATAATCTATTTTGATATGAGAATAAATTTAAAACCTTTGAGCGTAAATGGGGCATGGCAGGGGAAAAGGTTCAAAACACCTGCATATAAAAAATATGAATCTGATATGCTTATTCTTTTGCCAAATAAAGCCTTTTCTTTTTCAGGTAAGGCAAAACTATCAGTCCGATATATTTTTGGTTTTAGTAATAGCAGTTCAGACCTTGCAAACCCTGAAAAACTTGTCACGGATATACTCGTAAAGAAGTATGGCTTTGATGATAGGCAAATTTATGAAATGCACTTGTCAAAAATTATAGTGAAAAAAGGCTTTGAATTTATTGATATTCATATAGAAGAAATTTGATTATTTTTATTGTAGATTAAAAAAGTATTTGTATATTTGCAAAAGATTTAAGCGGATATTGTTCCGCTATCTTTTGCACTAAAATGTAAATTAAATGACACGTTATAGCAAAATAATAAAACAAAAAGGGATTAAGAAAAGCTGGGTTGCTGATAATATAGGCATCCCGCTTTCAACGCTATCTAATTACATTAATGGCAAAAGGGAAATCCCAAGAGACATTGAGTTTAAATTGAATAAATTGTTATCCAATTAGGCTATTTTTTTCTAAACATTGTAAAATTTATTACACACAATATGGCACGACCGAGTAAAAATAATTGCGATTACTTCCCACACGATAACGATATGAGAAATCATGTTAAGGTAAAAGCAATACGGAATAAATTCAAAAATGGATATGCTATCTGGGTTATGTTTCTTGAGTATCTTACAAGCGCAGACGGAAATGTTTTTGAATATACAGACTTGCAATTTGAATTATTAAGCGGTGATTTTGGATTTAATTCAAATGAAATAAAAGAAGTTATTGATTATGCTTTAAAACTTGAAATGGTTTTTTTAAAAAATGGCTTCGTAAATTCTGATTCATTGGATGTTAGGTTAGAGCCTGTTTATTTAAAAAGGGGTAAATCAAAGGAGCAATCAGCAAAACAAAAGAGAATTAACGGTCAATTTGTAGGAAACAATGCCGTTAATACGGTAGTTTCTGTAACAGAAATGCCGCAAAGTAAAGTAAATAAAAGTAAAGTAGATGAAACTAATAAAGATGAATATATATTTAATGCTAAAAAGTTTTTAATTTCTATTGGAGTTGATAAGACCATAGCAAGTGATTTCTTAAAAGTTAGAAAACTAAAAAGAGCAGCAAATACAGAAACAGCATTTAAGGCTATAAAATCAGAAATAGAAAAAACAAATCTAACAGCTAACGAATGTATTACTTTATGTGTTCAAAAAAGTTGGGCAAGTTTTAAATCTGATTGGGCGCAAACACAAACAATACAATTTCCAAGTAAAAACAAACCAAATACAGATGAATATGAAGGAGTTTGAAATTAGAAAAACTATTGAGGTTTTTAAAAATAATGAACTTGTAGAAGTTCGTATAATTGGTAATGGAAATAAAATATATTCAGGTTATTTTAAAAGCATAGATAATCTAATATCAGAAGTTTCAAAATATGAACAATACGGAAATGTTTATTTTATATTTAATAAACTAAAAGAAGAATGCTATCACCGTGAACAATGCGAAAAAATAGTATTTGGAGCAAGGAGCACCACTGATACAGACATTGAAGGTAGAGAATGGTTAATGATTGATATTGATGGCAATCGTGTTGCAGGTATTTCATCAACAGACAATGAAAAGTCTGAAGTTAGAAAAGTTGCTTTAAACACATATCAATACCTTAAAGATTTTGGATTCAGTGAACCTGTTTCAGCAGATAGCGGAAATGGTTATCATTTGATGTACAAAATAAAACTTCAAAACAGCAAAGATGTTGAAGATTTAATATCTAAATTTCTTAAATCGTTAAATTTAATAATGAGCAATGATTTTGCATCAATAGACATAAAGGTTGGGAATGCAGCAAGGATTACAAAACTATATGGTACTGTTTCAAAAAAAGGTGCAAACACAATTGAAAGACCACACCGTGAAAGCAAGATTGTGAAAGTTCCACAGGAAATAAAACAAACACCGATTGCATTAATAAAAATGGTTGCTGATTTATTGCCAGAAGAAGAAAAGCCAACATATACAAATAATTACGGAACAAATAAATTTGATTTGAGAGCATTTATTAATAGAAATGGTATAAAGGTACATTCAGAAACAAATGAAGGTGATTATACAAAGTATTTGCTTTCTGAGTGCGTTTTTGATAGCCACCACAATAATAAATGCTCAAGTTTATTTCAAAGCAAAAACGGTTCTATTGGATATAATTGTTTTCACAATGGATGCAGTGGCAAAACATGGTTTGATGTTGTACGTAAATTTGAGCCAACAAATCCTATTTTATTCAACAAAAAAGAAAAACCAAACTACAACAAGAAAGACCAAATAAGGCAATCTGCAACACCACAACAAGTAATTGCTGACAAGGGCGAAAAGTTTTATCGTTTATCTGAAATTGAAAGGATTGATAGGCGAAACTTAATTACAATCCCTTCAGGAATAAATGAAATTGACCGTAGAATTGTAGGTTTTAATAAAGGCGAAATTTCTGTTTGGTCAGGTAATAATGGGTCAGGGAAATCAACAGTTTTAAGTCAGATGAGTTTACATGCAGCAACAAAAGGTTTTAAAGGTATTATTTATTCAGGTGAGTTAAAACCTCAAAGGGTAAAGGATTGGTTGCATTTACAAGCAGCAGGAAGGCAGTATGTTAAAGAAGGAAAGTTTGAAGGTTCTTATTTTGTCCCACAACAGTATTCTGAATTGATTGATATTTGGCTTTCTGAATACCTGTTTATATACAACAATAAATATGGAAATACTTTTACTCAGTTATTAGCTGACATTGAGGAAAAGGTAAAACAAAGTGATATTGATTATATTATTTTAGATAACCTTATGTCGCTTGATTTGGATTTTGATGATAATACGCAATTTGAAAAACAAAAACGATTTATTGTCTCATTGTCTGATTTTGCGAGAGATTATAATGTGCACATACATTTAGTTGCCCATCCAAGAAAAGCAACGGGGTTTTTAAGAAAAACTGATATTTCAGGTTCAGCAGACTTAACAAATAGACCAGATAATGTTTTTATTGTTCACAGAGTAAACAATGATTTTTCAAAATCGGCAGGAGATTTTTTTGACAAACAAGCTATTGCTTCAATTGTCAATGATTACGCAAATGTAATTGAGATTTGCAAAAATCGTGATATGGGATATATGGATGAATTGGTTGGCACTTATTTCGAGAAGGAAAGTAGACGTTTTTTGAATACGAGATATGAAAACCCAATATATGGATGGCAAATAATTGAAAGGCAACAAGACATTAACACTCAGCCAAATTTGAGAATAAAAGAATTAGAAGATAATTTTTATAATACTAACAAAGAACCTTTTGGCATTGAAAATGCACCAAAAGAAACACCATTTTAAATTATGAATGAGATATGCAGTAAACATGAGCCACAATTTGTAAAATCAATAATTGAAGGCGGAAGGACACAGCTAAGAAAACAATGTTTTATTTGTGGCGAAGTAGAAGATAAAATATATAAATTTTCAGAATGTTCTGATATTTATAATCTTCCTATTTTAGATAAAGATTTAAGAGAAAAGTTTTATACTATTCAAAGCAAAGAGCGAAGATTAGAATATGAGATACAAAAAGAAAAAAGAAAACAAGAATATGCTAATTATCTTCAATCTTATGAGTGGAAGCGAAAGCATAAGTATATTATGGAAAAATATGGATATAGGTGCGTATTGTGTTTTAAACCTGCTGTAAACGTACATCACTTAACATATAACAGGGTGTATTTCGAAGATGAACGTGATTTAATTGCTTTGTGTAAGAATTGCCACGAATTTGTACATGGGTTTGTAGATGATAGTAGTATATTATGACTTTGCAACAAATATACGAATGCAGAACACTTCAACCGCTTTTAGAAATGTGGGAAGATAAGACACTTTCAGAAGATTTGCGTTTAGCAGTAGCTTATCAATACGACCGATTAAAGGCGCATATTGATGAAAAGAAAAAGGCTGCATTTGATATTAACGAAAAGCCGATTATTCAAAATCCAAAATATAAAGACATAATTGAAAGATAAATTAAAAAAACATGTTGCACAACATAAAAAACGATAGTAATAATAACAAATAAGGCTGTAAATTTGCAGAAAAATAAATAAC